TTCCCAAGGCATCATATTTTCAATATCACTCAAGCTGTATTTATGATGTTGCATCAAGGCGAAGTTAATCTTAAAGTAAGATACAATGTCCTGATGTAACATCGCTAGCTGAAAAAATTTGATAACCCCTCCAGAGTCACACTACTCTCTACTCCAGTATTGGGATTTACAACTGTAATTGTATGAGATAGTTTTGGCATTGTATTGAAGAACATCTCAATCTCTTTAAATTGAGAAGAACTGAGTTGTTCAACAAAATCTAACCATTCTTTATCATTGTAATCACTGGAGGTCCAAGTTTCATCATCAGAATAAATCATATCAATGCATGCAACAATGACTCCAAATGAAGCATCTAAGTCTGCACCACCGGTAAAGTTTTGATTAATGAATTCAGTAAGAGAAGGATACTTCATCCTTAAAGTAAGGGTATCATCAACCTTGATATCTTTCTTATGATTAGGATCTGTAACTACTTGGATCTCATCAATAGATACTGCTGCAGAAACTTTAGTTTCTCCATCATCTTCACAAGTAATGAGAACATCAATAGTCTCACCTACAGATTTTCCACGAACATTTAAGAATAGAAATTCAATATCAAATGTAGATAGTTTTTCTACTTTGATACCTCTGGTCAGAATACACGCAGTAAGAACATCTTTTACTGCATTTGCAATTTGTTCTTGATCTTCACTCTCTAGAGCCATCACAAGAACTTTCTCTTCTTTCACTAAGAAGGGACGATACCTAATCTTTTTTCCAGATGAAGGGATTACCAACTCATATGTTGGTGAAGCAATTTTTGGTAAAGGCATGATATATTAATCAGTAAATTTATTTATTAGGCAAATCCACCCGCTGAACTGGACGGAATGTCATTTGCACCGATTCCAGGGTCATTAATAACCTGAGAGGCATACTCATCAAATCCAGATTTTGTATCTTGTACAGTGCGTCGTGCCTCAGGGGTTCTAACTCTGGGGTCATTACCAACACCATATGGATTATCAAATGAAGTTAATTGCTTTTCGGTTTTTTCTGTAGAAAGGAATTTTCCAATTACAAATCTATCGTAAGCAAATGTTACAGTGACTTCTAAAACACGACTGCCATCATAAGAGACTGCAGACGGTATTACATTCAGAGGGAAAGCATTTACAAAGGTATAGTCTAGCGTCCTGAAGTGGTCTTTGTCAAATTTTTGTAACCTCATTGTACTTGCTTTGTACTCAACAGGATATTGCATCCTAGAGTAAAATGCTTTTTTCTGTCTTTCCTCACCCGATCCATTCTCAATAAATTCTTGCCAGAAATTGAAGAAAGAAAGAACTTTATATTCGTTATCTACAGTAAATGTAAACGACGCATCACTATACAGTCGGGTATGTGCAAACTTTTCAGTTCTGCCCATATAATGACCATTCACCTGTGCCGTAGCAAATGTAGCACCAGGCAGTGCGGTCGATCTACAAAGTAACCCCAACTCTCTAAAGATAAAATTTCTAGAGCACAAAGGTTCTTTATATTGAATGTGCCCTAAAAGTTTTGTTGGGAGAGCTTGGAAAAATAATTCATAATGACTTGTCGTTGCTACTTTAGAAAACAACGGCAGAATATCGCTGGTCTTCCTAGATTTTGGATAACTGCGTCTGATGCTCACACTAAATACCTTAGGTAGAATTATTGTAATGGCATATAAAGGTAAATTTCAACCTAGCAATATTGGAAAATATCGAGGAGACCATCGCAATATTATTTATCGCAGTTTATGGGAACGAAAGTTCATGGTTTACTGTGATAGAAATGAAAATATTTTAGAATGGGGTAGTGAAGAGATTGTCATCCCCTACCGTTCTCCCCTAGACAATCGAATTCATAGATACTTCCCTGATTTTTACATCAAAGTTCGCGAATCAAACGGAAGTATTCAAAAATATATTATAGAAGTAAAACCCAAAAAGCAGTGCATCGAACCTAAAGTGCAAAAGCAACGAACTAAAACATATATTCGTGAAGTTGCTGAGTATGCTAAGAATCAAGCAAAATGGAAAGCTGCAAAGGATTACTGTGACGATAGATTATACCAATTTAAAATTCTAACAGAGGACAATTTAGGTGTATGAGTAGGATACAACCAGTAGTAGATAATTTCACTGGTCTTGAGGGACCAGATGATATTTTTATGAAACTAATGGAAGTTCTGGATAATCTAGAAATTATTCCAGAAGGAGGAAAGTTCTACACCTTTATCTACAAAGCAAAAACACCAAACATAAGATATGATATGTTTCCACTAATTGCTTGCACTAGCATAGAAAAATGGGGATTCACCGGATTTAACTTTCATTGGAATCTAACAAGAAACTATACTTGGGAAGAATGCCAAAGTCAGTTATATGTTATTGAGGCTAATGAACTTGAGGACGCCCGATCTTTATCATACGCAAAATTCTTAATGTCCACATAAATAATCAAAAAATACTATAATGTCTGCCCCATCAAATTCAGCAGCATATCTTTCTTCTTCGAGTGATAAAAAAATCTATCGCTATCCATATGATATTCTGGATGAGACGACTGATTTCCTATTAATAGAATGTATAGAATATAAACCAGCCGGTGGGGGCAAGGCTGGTGATTTTGTTGGATCAAATAGTATTCAAACAACACTAAAGTCAGCTAGTGTTAAATTTAGTGTTGTTCTTCCAGTACCCGATAATATTGCCACTGGTAATAAAGTTGGATGGGGAGACTTTCGACTGAGTAATGTCGGAGGTGCATTAGCAAATTCTGCTGGTGCTGCAATGGATGTTGCTGCAGATGCTAATCTCGTTGAAGCTTTCCAGGCAGCAGGAACTACCCTTTATGACAATATGAAAGCAGTAGGAACTGGTGGTAACAGTTCTCTCATCAGTTATATTAAAGGTAGAGTTTCTGCAGAGGTTGTAAACTCTCTTACTGGATCTAATATTAGTGCAAATCAATTGATTGCAAAGCAAACTGGTCAGATTGTCAACCAGAATCTTGAATTACTTTTTGCTGGTGTAACTCTTAGAGATTTTGGATTTGGTTGGAATCTAACTGCAAGAGATCAAAAAGAATCTGTTGAGATTTTGCAATTTATTAAAAAGTTAAAAAGAGCACAATCACCAAAACGAGCACAAGACACTGGATTCCTACAGTCACCTGATGTATTCAGATTGTCGTATAGAACTGGTGCTAGAACTCATGATTATCTGAACGCATTCAAAATATGTGCGCTCCAATCAATAGGTGTTAACTACACCGGATCTGGTGTACACATGACATATCCTGACGGAGCTCCCGTCCATCAAGTTTTGAATCTGTCGTTCAAAGAACTTGAACCCATCTACGCAGAAGATTATCAGGAGGCTAACTTCTAATGGCATCTCAATCTTATTTCGATACAGTACCTAACTTCAACTATCCTAATCCTACAGTTGCAGGTGGGAGAAATGATCAGTATGTTGAAGTAAAGAACTTATTCCTTAGGTTAAAATTTAGTGATGAGGCAATAAAGTCAGCGACAAGTTTTGCTCACTACTCTATTTTAGAAAACGAAAGACCTGACAATGTTGCAGAGAAACTGTATAACAATCCCAACTTAGACTGGGTGTTACTAATTGGCGCTGACATAGTAAATGTCAGAGATGAATGGCCTCTATCAGGTAGATTGCTATATGATTATGCTGAAGAAAAATATGGTACTGCTTTGAACGAGACAAGACATTTTGAGACCAAAGAAGTTAGAGATAGCAAAGGTAGACTATTACTTCCTGCTAATATGATAGTTGACTCTGGATTCACAATTCCTAATCCCGAAATTGCTAATCAGAGAATTGATCCTACTGTTGGGGTATCTAACTGGTTGGTTGAGGTAAGAAAAAACAACGAAAAAAGAACGCTAAGATACCTCAAACCTGAGTTTATCTCAACGCTCTTAGATGATGTTAATGACTTTATGAACTACCAAGAATCTAGTCAATTCTCGGCAGATACTGGTAAAACTGCTTCGTACACTTACGGTGTTGCTTAGAGCAGTCCTAATAGTCCGTTAACACTTTTTTTGGAATTGATGTTTGTGTATGGAACTGCAGGATTATCCTTCAGAGATGGAGACTCGCCTCTCATGTTGGCGATCCTCGTTATCTCCTCGTTTTCCTTTTCTGTTGCTAGATAACGACTCTCTAAGATCTCCGTCGTTATCGTTTTTGCACTTGCAATTTCCACATCCACAACTGAACTTGAGTGGTTGTACTTCCATGCGTTTCTGAATAATGAAGTTGGCAGTTCAGTGTACTCAATTAAGGCATACTCTGCTACAGGAACATCCTTAGCAATGATGTCTTCATCGGATAGCACACATTGTTCTGAGGGGATGACGACATTACAATAGCCATCATCTCCATTGTATACGACGACTTTGCGTGACATTAGCTAATAGTGGCAGATGAAACTACAATGTTACTTGCAGTGGGGTAGATAAGTTCTACCTTAGATTTGGCATCGGAATCATCCTTACCAAATACCGAAATTTTGCTAGTGCCGCCACCAGGAAGATCAAAGGTGGCAATATAATGATTTCCTTGGAAAGCCATGGATTATAAAAATAATTTCTACTAATCTATTTATCAACAATAAAGTCACCAATTACCAAAGAATCCAAGTTCATTTTCATGAAAGATGAAATTGCATGATAAGGTGTTTCCACAATTGGTTCTCCATTGTCATTGAATGAAGTATTAAGAACGATTGGAATATCTAACTCTGATAGTAAATCGTAGACTCTACAATTTTGATCTTTGTTAACAGTTTGAATACGGCAGGTTTTATCTACATGGGTGATTGCAGGGATAAGATCAGTTTTTGATGTTTGAATATAAAGCATATATGGAGTAATGAATGCTTCTTCAAAATATTCAGAAACATCCTCTTCTCTAATGATTCCCGCAAAAGGACGCCACTCCTCACGATGCTTAACCCTCTCGTTTATAATATCTTTGTTTTCTGCTTTTGTTGGACTCATAAAGATTGATCTAGATCCAAGAGCTCTGGGTCCATGTTCAGATCTTCCCTGAAACCATCCAATAATTTTTTGATCTGAAATTTTTTCTGCTACTTTTTTTACATCATACGGAGTATGCTTTAACCCAAAAGCATCAAGATAATATTTAATCTCTTCGTTGGAATAATCTTTACCAAGCAATGCCAAGTTGTCTGGTAATTCTATGTTTTCATTTTCTTCAAAACATCCCCAAATGGCAGCACCAAAGTGGATTCCTGCATCATCAGTAAATGGTGGGATATGAATATCTTTGAACAATCCACTTTGCTCAATGATAGTGTTTGCAACGATATTCAGAAATGTTCCACCTGCGAAACAAATAGTTTCATCCAAATGATACTTCCTAAATTCTTTTAATAAAGAAATCATTCCATCTTCAAAACTTTTCTGAAGCCATCTTGCTGCGTCTTCTGGAGTATCTGGAGGCGAAGTCCATCCACCTTGAGGGAAAGTAATATATGGAATTGAATGGTTAATTACAGAAAATCCAGATTCGTATCCTCCCTTATAATTATCAAGAGATCCATAAGCAGATAGTCCCATAATTTTACCAACCGAAGATATACAATCATCCCAAGATCCAATCGGTTTTTGTCTTTTCCAAGCAAATATTCTACTAGCAACATGAGAATAAAAGTTTCCAAAATTATTTAAACTTTGATCAAACATATTATAAAATCTAAACACCCTCTTTTCTTTATTAAAATAACCTATAGAGTTATTTTCTACAAAAGGAACTTCACTTCTATATGGATCATAGATTCCAGATCCTCCACCGTCAAATGTCAAAAATGTTCCTTCATTATAAGGAGATGTAAAAACAGTAGATGCCGCATGAGCTAAATGGTGCCCACAGAAACGAATCTCTGCATTCGGAAAATGTGGTTTTACATTTTTAAATGTTAGTTCTTCATTATAATGAAAATCAACGGCAGTACTATATGTTGTAACATAATAAACAATATCAACATCTTCTCCAGAAATATCAGCGTATTCTAGACAATATTTTATAGAGTTATGTGGAAAATCTGCATCATATTTTACTCTACTTAATCTCTCTTCGTTGATACTGCAAATATGCTTTCCATGAACAAAAATGGTGCATCCAGAATCATGAAGATCTGTTTCTGGAGAAACTCCAGTTTCAGGATTTGTCAAATTAGCTGCTGAAGGATGATTAATGTCACCATTCCGATCAGCACCGTAAATACCAACGATAATCATAAAACTTAATTTTTAATATCTATAATAAAAAAGAGAGGACTTAAGTCCTCTCATAATTATTTAATCATTCTTCAGCAAGACGCTGGAAGTATGACAGTGCATCGTCATCATCGGTATTGCTTGCCTTAGGAGCACTCAGAGTGACATCAGGAGCGTTGAAACCACGACCTTCAGATTCATCCTCAAAGGACTCATCTACAGGTGCTGGTGCCTTAGGAGCAGATTTACCAAGGACATAATCAAGACGCTTCTTCAGATCCTCATAGGACTTGAATTGGTCAGGAGAGACAATCTCAGCAAGAGAATATTCTTTCTGCCAGATTGCTTCCATTGCGTCATCGTCATCCAAGAGTGCGCCTTGCTTTGCAAACTCAGAACTATCATAGTTCCAGTAACCAGCAACCTTCTTGATCTTGATCTTGAAGTCTGCACCTGCCCAGAAGTCGAAAGGATTGATTGGCTCTTCGTCTTCAAACTC